CTGTCAGATATGCCGAGTGCAAATTATGTTTGGGGAGCGTACCTCTATAAACATGGGTACAGGCGCAAACTGATTGAACAGTCAGAGCGATATATCTATACAGTCAATGACTTTTGCGCAGATCATCCGACAGGTACATATATTCTCTGCATAGACAGTCATGTGGTGACAGTACAAGATGGCAAATATTTCGATACATGGGATAGCGGCAATGAGATCCCGGTATATTACTGGGAAAAGGAGTAGCTAAATGAGCGTATCAGAATTTGTACAGATTTTCCTCTCTATTTGCGGAGGAGTGTCCATTGTCGGAGGGGCAGCGGCTGTAATCTTTAAATGGATTACACCGGCATTCCGACTTAATAAGCGAGTAGAGACACTGGAAGAACATGATAGACGAGATTATGAAAGTCTTCGGAGAATCGCAGAACGAGATTCATTAATTCTGGAAGTGTTATCAACTATGCTGGATAGCCAAATCAGTGGGAATAATGTCGAGGAGTTAAAAAAAACAAAACAGAAGCTCACGGAGTATCTTGCACAGAATCAGCGTTAGCATTGATAAGGGGTATGCTTATGAAGTTATACGTGTTCACAAAGAAAGATATAGACAGATTCTTGATAGAGTGCAATTTTACACCGGACGAAGAAAGACTGTTCCGGCTGAGATGTAAGGAATATACGCTCGAATACTGCGCTGAACAGATGAATGTGAGTATATCCACGGCGAAACGGTTAAGCCGCCGGGTAAATAATAAAATAATTAAAGTGTGTTAAAAATATGGAGAGGATATTTCCACCCTCTCCTTTTCTTATTTCTCACAATCTTCCAAGACAGCTCGCTCTAACAACTGTCTCACATAATCCGGACATTTGCTTTTTCCGGATTCCCAGTTTTCGAGCGTTCTAACCGGTATGTTGTACCTCCTTGAGAATTCTGCTCGGGATATCTTTAAGTGTTCACGCATTTCCATGGTGGACATATTTTCTTTTTGCTTCAGATCATCTTCCATAGATCCTTTTGTTTTGTAAGACATGAATCCTACCGCGGATGGGAAAATACGGGTGTAAGTGGTTTTATTTTCGTCAATCCATTTAATACTCACATATACTTTTGCACATAAATATGGCCATTCCGGACTTAATATAGTACCGTCCGCATATACACAAACATCACATTCTTCAGCGATAGAATTATCATATATGATACGATCGACTTCTTCTTTAAAGAATTTCGCACGGCAATAGGCCACGATATCGTCTAACTGGTATCCGTCGCATTCAGGTATAAAACTTTTGATCTGTTTTCGCTTGATCTCCCATAGATTCGTGCTATAATCTTTATCCATTTTAACGAGGCTGTCGACAAACCCACCGACAGGAGAGGGATTTAAGATTTTGTAAGCTACATCAAGTTCGGCTTCAGATTTTCCACAGCCTTTCTTGAAATCATGCATTAATTCATCCATCATGGATTCAAATTCAGATTGATTATATTTATACATACATTTCGTCCCCCTTTCTATCAATGTTCTTTGACATATTTATGTATACGCTCATATAAATTCATTTCATTTCGGTTCGCCATTAATTCGCTTAAATCGTTTGAATCATAATTTGTAGAATATACGGCATAACTGCGATTTTCGATAAACCATGAAGCTTCTTTGATGTTGCTAAGAATCTCCATATCTTTAGCTCTTTTTTCTGCGCGAGCAGGTCTGTCTTCAGCTTCGTATTTTCTAACGAGAGCAGATAAATACGAAATCATGTTTTTTCTTATATCTTCAGCCCATGCAATCTGTTTTGGGCTTCCGACGAGTTCAACTAATTTTTGTTCCATTGTTTTCGCTTCCTCCCATGCTTTCTTAAGACCGGAGGATATAGTTAATGCTGACTTTTTAACCAGTTCCCATGCCCTTTTCATGATTTTTGATAAGTTGTATTTCTTCATTTCTGTTTCCTCCGTTCCTTTGATGATTATATAATACCACCAATCTGGTGGTATGTCAATACTTTTTCGATACTTTTTTGAACTTTTTAGATTGATACATCTATGCAAAAATATAATTAGAAAGGTGGTGCATAAGATGGCATTATACAACAATCCTTATCAATATAGTTTTGGCGTTCCGGGGCAGATGAATCAATTTCAGCAACAGCCTGTCCAGATGCCAACTCAACCAGTGCAGCAACCCCAACAGAATAACAATAGTATCCTGTGGGTATCCGGCGAAGTCGGCGCAAAATCCTATCTGGTAGCACCCGGGACAAGTGTTTTACTGATGGACAGTGAAAGTGAAAAGTTCTACATAAAATCCACAGACGTTTCCGGTATGCCGCAACCATTACGGACGTTTGAGTATCACGAAATAGGCGCTCAGATGCCACCTAAACAGCCTACTCAGAACATGGACAGTAAATATGTCACCAGACAGGAATATGACGATTTGAAGGACAAATACGAAGCTATCATAAACCGATTAAATTCTTTTTCTGAACCTGTTAGGGCTAATACCGTGCAGGAATCAGCAGTCAAGGGAGGAAACGCAGATGAGTAATCCATTATTTAACGCGCTTGGCGGTGGGATGCCGCAGGGAAACGGACCAATGCAGATGATACAGCAGTTTATGCAGTTTAAGCAGAATTTTAAGGGAGACCCGAAAGCAGAAGTTGAGAAGATGTTACAGTCTGGGAAGATTTCTCAGCAACAACTTAATCAAGTTCAACAGATGGCAGGGCAATTCCAGCACATGTTGAAAGGAATGAAATAGTACATTACAATCTGGCCAGATTGATGTAAATACACAAAAAGGAGATTATATTATGGATGGAAATTATAGCTTAGCAGATATTGCCGCTGCTACTGGAAATGGTAGAAATAATGACGGCATGTTTGGTGGAGATGGTAGCTGGTGGATTATTGTTTTATTCATTTTTGCTTTCTTCGGATGGGGAAACAATGGCTGGGGCAATAATGGAAACGGCGGCGGATATGCAGCCACGGCAGCTACTCAGGCAGACATTCAGAGAGGATTCGACAATTCCGCTGTGATCAGCAAGCTTGACGGAATCAATAGCGGCCTGTGTGATGGCTTTTATGCCATGAATAACGGTATGCTTACCGGATTCAATGGAATCAACACAAACATCATGCAGACCGGCTTTGGAATCCAGCAGGCAATCAATGCCGATACTGTAGCCAATATGCAGAATACAAACGCATTGCAGGCGCAGCTTGCAAACTGCTGTTGTGAAACCAGGGAAGCTATCCAGGGCGTGAACTACAACATGGCGCAGAACACCTGTGCATTGCAGAACACAATGAACAGTAACACAAGAGACATTATTGACAGTCAGAATGCAGGAACAAGAGCCATTCTTGACTATCTTTGCAATGAAAAGATTTCTAGTCTGCAGGCTGAGAATAATGATCTCAGACGTGCTGCATCTCAGGATCGCCAGAGCGCACTTCTCACAACTGCAATGGCTTCTCAGACACAGCAGCTCATTAATGCAATCAATCCAGCACCGATTCCGGCATATCAGGTTCCTAACCCGAACACATATTACGGATGTGGATGCGGATGCAACACCGGATGCAATTGCTGATAACTTCATATCGAGAGTATCTTTCGATTGATTTCGGATGTCGGCTTATGCCGTTATTACACAGAGGGGCAGGCTGAGACCTGTCCTTTTGTGATATGAAAGGAGTATTTTTATGGCAGAATTTACAAATGTGGCTGCTCAGACTGTAGCAGCAAATGGAAACGTAGTATTTTCAAACACAGCAGTTAAAGGTTCTAACTGCATTCAGCACAGAGAGGGAAGTGGAATCATCACTCTGAGAGGACTGACTAATCAGTGTAAAGCGAGATTCTTCGTGGATTTTTCTGGTAATATCGCAATTCCAACAGGCGGTACTGTCGGAGCTATTTCTCTGGCAATTGCAATCTCTGGTGAGCCGGTTCTTTCTTCCCAGATGATTTCCACACCGGCAGCAGTAAATCAGTACAATAATGTGTCCTCTGGCATCTATATTGATGTGCCTCGCGGATGCTGCGTTAATATCGCGGTAGAAAACACAAGCGATCAGGCTATTTCTGTTGCGAACGCGAACATTGTTGTGACCAGAGAAGCGTAGGAGGTGTGATTATGAGAGATATTAAAGACTTATGCGCAAGAATCGAAGACGAGCTGTCCAAAATTGCTGATAATGGGCTGACCACTGGGAACTTGGAAATGACATACAAACTGATTGATATGTACAAAGATATCAAGAATACGCAGTACTGGGATAAGAAAGTAGAGTACTACAACACTGTCCTTGATGAGATGCGTGGCGGATACAATGACGATTACAGTGAACGTGGAAGAAAGCGTGACAGCATGGGGAGATACAGCTCAAATGATGGTAGAATGATGCCTGATTACGACAGGGGTAATTCTTATGCCAGAAGGGGTGAACATTATGTCAGAGGGCATTACAGCCGCTCTGATGGGCGAGATGCTTATGACGATTACATGACGCAGAAACAGAGCTATCGTTCCGGCAAGTCTGAAGACTGCAAAAGAAAGATGCTCGCCGCATTGGAAGAACATCTGGACGAACTTACAACAGAAATGAGTGATATGTCCAAGGATGCAGAGTGCCGGGAAGAACGTGATCTTGTCAAGAGATACGTAGAAAAACTCCGTGATATGCTCTAAAAACGCAAAAGTGGTAGAGAGGTAGTTAAAAGAAATCTGTTATAATGTAATTGTGCAGCAGGAAGCACAAGTAAAACGGTTGTTTTTGACATTTTCGTTTTAATCCTCCTTCCTTTAATTTAGTAGCTGGTACGCACGCTTTAACGGAAAGTTGAACAGGTTCGAATCCTGTCGTGCGTATTTGCCATCTGGCACGCAAGATGGCTCACCTCCTTGATTAAGGTTTTTGTTATTCATACTTTTCTTTTAAAAAAGAAATAAATATCCGAAACAACTCGTGGCGGGCATGACACGTTAAATACCTTGCTAACCCGGGAATCCGGGTTAATGGCAGGATGGAGAAGCGGAATCTCACAAGGCTCATATCCTTGAGAACGGCGGTTCAAATCCGTCTCCTGCAATTTCAAACATGATTAACTCAGTGCAGATAGATTTTCAGTCTAGCTGAGATACAGGGTTATGTAAGATAGAGTAGTTCGGGATACTGGACTATCAACCATCTTTTTAGCAGAAGTGATTCTGTTGGAGGAGGAAGGAACTTCCAACACACCTTGTAGTGTATCATCATAAAGAGACCAAAAGCAGAATCCTTGTGGTCGGCGTACAATAGACGCTTGCTGTGCAAGAATAATCCGTTGATGTGAGCGGTGTGAGAGACCACGGACTAGACGGAAATCTTGTTAAGCTGATTTGCCTTGAACCTGAGAAATTAGGGTATAACACAAGAGATTCGTTAAAGTAGCGGTATGGCAATTCATAGAAAAATTTTCCTGCTATGAAAAACATTTTCTGAAAGAACCGTGAAATTTATGGGTGACACTCCCATGTGTACTTTGACCGCGGTAAGAAGCTCAGGGTCGCTCCCGAAAGCTCAGACTTATCGTCACAGTGGCTGAATATGGTTGCAAGTATGGTGAATAAGGAGAAATCCTAATCGTGTTTGAATATGGTGCATTGCTGTAATGGTATCAGAGTAGGTCGCTAACCTATCCAGCAGAAATGCTGTACACGTTCGAATCGTGTATGCACCGTTACCCTGCCAGTGGTCTAACTGGCTTAATCCATTTACCTGCGGCGGCAGGTCAATAAACACGACCAGGAGGATGTTATGCAGAAACTTATTGACACTTTAAAATCATTTGGAATTGAAATCCCGGAGGATAAACAGGCAGATGTAAAGAAAGCACTCTCTGAGAATTACAAGAATGCAAAGGAAGTTGCAAAAACTCTGTCAAAAGTCGAGGGAGAACGTGATGACTGGAAAGTACGTGCTGAGACAGCAGAAGAAACCTTAAAAAGTTTTGACGGTATCGACCCGGCAAATATTAAAAGCGAGTTAGAGACTTGGAAACAGAAAGCGGCAGATGCAGAGAAAGAATTCAATGCAAAAATCTACGACCGTGATTTCTCGGATGCTCTGAAAGCGGCACTCGACGATGTTAAGTTCTCCAGCGAAGCGGCAAAGAAGTCTGTTATGGCAGACATTAAAGAAGCCGGATTAAAACTGAAAGATGGTAAAATCCTCGGATTAAACGACCTGATCGAACAGATGAAGCAGTCTGACGCATCCGCTTTTGTGGATGAATCTCAGCAGCAGGCTCAGCAGAATCAGGCAAGATTTACCACTCACGTTGGACAGCAGCAGACACCGGGAAGTATGACTAAAAAAGATATCGAAGCAATCAAAGACCCGTCCGAGAGACAGGCTGCAATTGCTCAGAATATCCAGTTATTCCAGTGATTTTTTACACCGACTATACGCCAGAGTATAGCCGCTAACCCAATACCTTAACAATTATGGGTAGAAAGGATTTTTATATGGCAGCAAAAGCTAATCTTATTATGACAAATGATATTCAGGTAAAAGCACGTGAGATTGATTTTGTTACCAGATTCGAAAGAAACTGGCAGCACTTACGTGACATTTTGGGTATCATGAGACCTATCAAAAAACAGCCGGGTGCTGTACTCAAGTCTAAGTATGCAGAAGGTACTTTACAGAGCGGAAAAGTGGCAGAGGGCGAGGAAATCCCTTACAGCAAGTTTACTGTAAAAGAAAAGAACTATGCGGAAATGACTATCGAGAAGTACGCAAAGGCTGTATCTATCGAAGCGATCAAGGACCACGGTTATGAGAACGCTGTTCAGATGACTGACGATGAGTTCCTTTTCCAGCTTCAGACTGATGTTACCGGAAGATTCTATGACTATCTGAAAACCGGTACACTTACTTCCACAGAAACTACATTCCAGATGGCTCTGGCAATGGCTAAGGGCCGTGTTGAGAACAAATTCAAACAGATGCACAGAAATGTGACTGGCGTCGTTGGATTTGTGAACATTCTGGACGTATATGAATACCTTGGAGCAGCTGAGATTACTATTCAGAACCAGTTCGGATTCCAATACATGAAAGATTTTATGGGATTCAATACCATCTTCCTGTTATCTGACAGCGAAATCCCGAGAGGACAGGTTATCGCAACTCCTGTTGAGAACATCGTACTTTACTATGTTGACCCGAATGAGTCTGACTTTGCAAGAGCAGGCCTTGTATACACCGTATCTGGCGAGACAAATCTGATCGGATTCCACACTCAGGGCAACTACCACACAGCAGTGTCCGAAGCGTTTGCAGTTATGGGACTTACTCTTTTTGCGGAATACATTGACGCAATCGCAGTAATCACCATTGATGAGACACCAACACTTGGTACTCTGACAGTAACATCTGCGGCTGGAACAGCAACCGGAAATACAAAAATCACTGTAAATCCGGCTAAAGAAAACGTTAACAATGTATACAAATACAAAGTTGGTGCGTCTGAAACAGCTGTGACTTATGGACAGAATCTTAGAAACTGGACTACATGGGACGGAAAAGCTGATGTTAAGGCAACAACCGGACAGAAGATCACAGTGGTTGAGTGTGATGGAACATACAAAGCGCTGAATGCCGGAAGTGCAAGCGTAACAGCAGAATGATGATCGCAGGAGGTAACTGGCATGGCTTATGCAGATTATAAATTCTATACAGAATCATTCGGCAATGTCGTGCCAGAAACCGACTTTCCACGACTGGCAGAAAGAGCCAGTGATTTTGTGGACACAATGACGTTTGACAGACTGGTGGACGGACTGCCAACAAACGAACGCTCACAGAAGCGTATCAAAAAGGCGGTCTGTTCATTGGCTGAATTAATGTATCAGATTGAGCTTGCTGAAAAGAATGCTACCAATGCCGCTGTGAGTGGTGCGTCAACCGCAATCGGGTCCGGTGGTAGCACGACAGGCATTGTAACATCTGTAAGTTCCGGCAGTGAATCCATCTCTTACGCAACGCCTCAGCAGATTGGAGCGGGTGCAAAGGAATGGAGTGCGGTATATGATGCCGCCGGAGATGTACGGAAAACGAATGACTTACTTCTTAAGACAGCTTTTCCGCTTCTGATGGGAGTAAGGACGGATGATGGAATACCGATTCTTTATGCGGGGATGTGAGTATGAAATATGCGCGAATAAAACCGACTATAGTTGAAGCTATTCAGTGTTTTACCACTCCAGAGAGTATAACTCAAATTGAAAAGTTTGTTGGAAATTCGGTAAAAATTAATAGCAATCTTAACCCACCGCACATTGAGATTTCTGCATATCCTGCTCTATTTAGAGATGGCGAAAGAGTTGATTCGGTACTCGTAGAGCCCGGAGACTACGTCTTGCGTGATGAAGAAGGGTATTTCGATACAATGGTAAAGGATGAGTTTGAAGAAGAATTTAAGGAGGTATCTGAATAATGGAATTAAAACAGACAGTTGAAATGATGAACAGTGCAGATTACAAGGAACGCTTTAAGGCAGAGTATATGCAGGTGGTTGTTCGATATAAGAAACTTGCGAATATGCTTGAAAAGTGGGACAAAGGGGAACTCCCATTTACTCCTACTTGTCCGAGAAGCACTTACAATATGCAGGTAAGAGCAATGACGGATTATATTGCTGTTCTGGAAGCAAGGGCAGTTATGGAAAAAGTTGATTTGGAGGTATGATTATGGACATTTCAACACTTGGCTCATGCATCGCAATCGTTATGATTTGCTACATCGTAGGAATGGGCTGTAAAGCATCAAAAAGAATCTCTGATGAATGGATTCCAGTGATCATGGCGGTTATTGGTGGCATTCTCGGAGCTGTCGGGATGGGAGTTATCCCGGACTTCCCGGCAACGGATTATATCACAGCGGTTGCGGTCGGTATGTTTAACGGATTATCGGCTACTGGCGTGAATCAGATTATTAAGCAGACAACGCAGAAAGAATAATATTAAGGAGAGGGTATCATGTACGAAAAAACGGTGACGATTTTTGACTATTACGAATCAGCCACGACAGGAGATGCGTACTGGTATCCTCACGTGCTATCCGGCGTTGATCTCATTACGGACAAGGGAGCAATCCTTAAAAAGTACGGACCAGACGCAACTGACAACGCACAGTTGCACGTTCGTTATGCTGTTCAGAACGGTGATATAACCATTACCGATAAAGATGGCAAGATTCTCCCATGGGTGCCTTCGAAGGAGTGGAAAAGGCAGATTAACAATGCTCTGGAAGATACTATCACATTCTCGGACGAATCATTCTTTTGGGAGGGTGAATGGACTGGTGGAGCAGTAACTGATGGTGATTATCGAAACGGATTCTACCAGTACATGAACGAGAACAAGGATAACGTGTTTAAGGTTACCAGTGTAGGCGGTCCGTACACACTGATTCCACACTTTGAGATTTTGGGTAAGTGATATGAGTAAAATTCATCATTTCAAAGGATTCTCCATAGTCGATGGAGATATGAAAATCAAGCTGAATATGGACAGGTTTTCCAGACAGTATCAAGAAGCCCAGTATCTCCTTGACGGAATGGTTATGGACAGCATGGTTCCATTTATGCCAATGATTACCGGAAATTTTATCAATCGGACAAGAATTGAGAGTACATCTTTGCAAGGAACTGGGAAAGTATGCGCGGCGGCGGCTCCTTATGGGCGCTTTCTGTACGAGGGGAAAGGAATGGTTGATGAAGCAACTGGAAGTCCCTACGCAAGACGTGGAGCAAAGAAAGTTCTTGTTAGTCAGTTTTCTGGTCAGACAGCCGCAAAGGAAAATCTTGAATACACCAAACAAATTCACCCACAGGCACAAGCAAAGTGGTTCGATGCCGCTAAACGACAATACGGCGACACATGGATTCGTAAAGTAAAAGCACAGGCAGGAGGTGGCAGACATGGCGGATAAACCTATCGGAAAAGATGCAACTGGATATGAGATTCTGACAGATGCCATGAAAGCACTTCTAAACCAGTATCCAGGGTTATACGAAAATGAAACAATCAAGTTTGAAGAACTCGGCAAAGAATCAGGAATTGCGTTCTCGGCAGACAACGGGGCGTTGATCTATTCAGAGAAAGAAGACGTTTGCGGAACGATGCATCAGGTATGTCAGTACCCATTTTACGTGGTATATCGTACAGCATCTGACAAAGAAAGGCAGAAACTATCTGTTCAGAAGTTCCTTGACAATCTCGGTAAATGGATATGCCGGGAACCAGTTATTATAAATGGCTCTGAGACGCGTTTAAATGTGTTTCCAGAGCTTTCACAGGGGCGAGTGATAAAACGTATCACACGTGACAACTCCTATGGTTTAGAACCGCAGGAGAGCGGCGTACAGGACTGGTTGTTACCATTGTCGGTGCGCTACGAAAATACTTACGAAGCAATATAACAAGTAACAACCGACTATCAATTGGAGATAGTCGCTAACCTACACAGCCTTTTAAAGTTATAGGCAGAAAGGACATTTCTATGCCAGTTACAGGAAAAATTGACCGTAAATATATGGCTCATTATATCGACGCAGGCTCCCTCTGCGGAGGACTGACGCCGAAATATGAGCGTCTTGGAAAAGACCTGGAAGAGTACAATGTAGAACTCAATCCAGACACTGAAACATCTAAAAACATTCTTGGAGAATCCACATTTAAACACAATGGCTACGAAGCTTCTTCTGATGCTGATCCGTTCTATGCAGATACCACATCAGACCTGTTCACAGCGTTGCAGAAGATTGTAGATGGACGTCTCAAAGATGACAACCTCAAAACAAAAGCAGTTGAGGTTCATCTGTGGACAGAAGCTACAGCAGGAAAGTATGAAGCATACCAGCAGGATTGTTATGTTGTGCCGACCTCCTATGGCGGTGATACATCCGGTTATCAGATTCCGTTTACTGTCAACTATGTTGGCGAACGTGTAAAAGGAAAATTTGATATCAGTTCCGGTACATTCACAGCCGACAGCGAATAAGCACATATACAAGGAGGACATGCTAAATGGCAAAAGTAATTAATACCAAAATTGACGATGGAATTCTCATTTTCACATTCACTAACAACGAAAACGAAGTTTTTTCTTCTTTTAAGCTGAATCCGACCGATATCAATGTAGCAGCACGTGCAGAAGAACTGGCAGAATACTTTGAACAGCTCAAAAATTCTATCCAGAAAGTCACTTCCGGTAAAGAAATGGCAGAACTGAACAAACAGATCGAGGATAAAATCAATTATCTGCTCGGATATGAAGCATCAAAAGACCTGTTCAAAGAACCAATTACCGCAACAACCGTTTTCGGAAATGGTCAGGTGTTCGCTTACATTGTTCTGGATAAGATCGCAGAAGCAATTGCGCCGGAAATCGAAAAGAGAAAAAAGAAAATGCAGGCAGCAGTCAATAAGTATACGGAGAAGTATGCAAAATGACCGCCTATGAGCTTCCCACCTCACTCAATATAAGTGGGGTGGATTTTTCTATTAGAACCGATTTTCGAGCGATCATTGATATTCTCATAGCCATGAATGACCCAGAATTGGACGAACAGGCGAAAGCTGTTGTTATGTTACAGATTTTGTTTGAGGACTGGCAAAGCATACCCCTGGAACATCTTACAGAAGCTTGTCAGAAAGCTTGCGAGTTTATTGATTGTGGTCAATTCGATGATAGCCCGAACAAGTCCAAACCCCGTTTGATGGACTGGGAACAGGATGGAGATATGATCGTTCCGGCTGTAAACAAAGTTGCCGGTAAAGAAATCAGGTCGGTACCGTATATGCACTGGTGGACGTTCTTCGGGTACTTCATGGAATCCGGCGAGTGCCTGTTCAATACAGTTGTTGGAATCCGCTCTAAAAAGGCGAAGGGTGAAAAGCTCGATAAATGGGAAAAGAAATTCTATCAGGAAAATAAGAATATTATTGACATAAAAACACGTCTCAGCGACGAAGAGCAAGCGTATAAAGATAAGCTGAATGAGATGTTGAACCTCAAATAGTTAGGAGGTGGACACATGGCTGCTGATGGCTCAGTCATTATTGATACCAGAATGGACACATCAGGTGTACAAAACGGCGTATCAGCAATCAGACAGTCTTTTAATGGACTTGGCAGCGTAGTAAAAAAAATAGGCGTGCTGATTGGCGGAGTATTTGCAATCGGAAAGCTGGCGCAGTTTGGAAAAGAGTGTGTTGAATTAGGTTCCAATCTGGCAGAAGTTCAGAACGTGGTTGATGTTACATTTACAACCATGTCTGATAAGGTTAATGAATTTGCGAAGAACGCCATGACCTCAGCCGGATTATCTGAAACCATGGCGAAACAGTATGTTGGAACGTTCGGAGCAATGTCTAAGTCGTTCGGCTTTTCCGAAGCGCAGGCTTATGATATGTCAACGGCTCTGACACAGCTGACTGGTGATGTGGCATCATTCTATAACATCAGTCAGGACTTAGCTTATATCAAGCTGAAATCAGTATTTACGGGTGAAACGGAAACGCTCAAAGATCTCGGCGTGGTAATGAGCCAGTCGGCACTTGACCAGTATGCGCTGGCTAATGGCTATGGCAAAACCACATCTGAAATGACAGAACAGGAGAAAGTGGCTCTTCGTCTGGCTTTTGTGCAGAAACAGTTATCTGCCGCATCTGGTGACTTTATCCGAACATCGGACAGCTGGGCGAATCAGGTTCGAGTGATGCAGTTACAGCTGCAATCTCTCAAAGCAACAGTCGGACAGGGATTAATCAATCTCTTCACTCCTGTTTTGAGAGTTATTAATATTTTGCTGGGCAAACTGGCAACTCTGGCAAATGCTTTCAAGTCATTTACGGAGTTAATCACCGGAAAGAAATCATCTGGCCAGACAGGCGCAAGTGGTGCAGGCCTTGCCGGGACAGATGCAATAGCTGATACGGCAGACCAATATGGAAATGCTGCCGACAATGCCGAAAAGCTGGCGGATGCAACAAATGATACAGCGGACGCAACCAAGAAAGCTACTAAGGCGGCAAAAGGATATCTTAGTCCTCTCGACGAAATAAATAATTACTCAACGGATAAAAGTGCGGATTCATCGTCAAAAGTGCCGGGTACAACCGGCGGACTTGCAGACCAGATGAAAGATGCTGTACAAAATGTTGATTATGGAAAGTTGGCAGAGGGTGAGACAGTTCTTGATAAAATTAGCAAATCAGCTGAAAAGCTCGCGAAGCTCCTTAAAAAGCTCTGGAAGCCATTTCAGGACGCTTGGAAAAAAGAGGGTAAGAATACTATTGATGCGGCACAGATTGCTCTATCTGGAATTGCGAAGCTTGCTAAGAGTGTAGGCAGGAGTCTCATGGAAGTCTGGACAAACGGTACAGGTACGACAATGCTTACAACCATGCTAAGGATTGCTCAGAACGTGCTTAAAACTATTGGGAATATTGCATCCGGTTTTGCCGACGCGTGGAATAAGAACAATGTCGGAACGCAGATTATACAGAACATCGCAGATGCTCTTGTGGTGGTTATGCAGTTCATTGAGAGGATTGCCGCAGATACGGCAACGTGGGCGGCAAACTTAGATTTCTATCCGCTGTTAGAATCTATCAGTAATCTGACAAGTGCATTTGCACCAATTCTGGAATCCATTGGAAATGTTCTTGAATGGATTTACAATAACATCGTTCTTCCGATGTTGAAATGGGTTATTGAGGTAGGACTTCCGACAGTGATTAATTTAGTCGCAAAAGTAGCAACTTTTCTTGCTGATCATCAGTCGATTGTTGAAGCGTTCGGCGCAGCCCTAATCGGAGCGTTCGCGGCAGCAAAGATTGCAGAATTAGCATCGGGAGTTATCAAAAGTGTATCTGGAATAGCTACAGCCGCAAAAGGACTTATCGCGTTAATGACTGGCACTGGCGGGATCATGGGTGGAATCAAGGCCATTGCGACAGCAATCGGCACTGGCGGGATTTTCGCGATCGCAGTCGGTGCTGCTATAGCAATCGGAGTTTTGCTGTACAAAAACTGGGATGAAATATGCGCGGCAGCAACAAAATTAAAAGACTGGGTTGTTGAAAAGACTCGCGCATTGTCAGAATCAGTAACACGTACATTAAGCAATTTAAAACAAAAAATAATTAACGTTTGGAATATTATTAAAACGTCAACATCTACTACTTGGAACTCAATCAAAACGAAAGTTTCTGGATTATGGAACACTCTTAAAACCACGGCAAAAACAGTATTCGATGCAATTAAAACTAAAATTACAGGTATATGGGATAGCATAAAGAGTAAGACAACTCAGACATGGAACAATGTCACAAGTTTTATTTCTGATAAAGTGGAAGCAATAAGAAATGCCATCACAAGTAAATTTAATGCCGCCAGAGATGCGGTAAAATCTGCGTTTGAGGGCATTGTAAATTTCATCAAAGCTCCAATTAATAAGGCAATTAGTATTGTTAACAATGCAGTTGGAATGATTAATAATGCAATTGGTGGAATCGAATCGGCTTTCTCCTTTGGGCCTTGGTCTGTTCCAACACCGTTTGGCACAAAGACTATTGGATTTCATGCAACATTTCCACGTATCGGAACTATCCCATATCTGGCCAGTGGCGCAGTTATTCCACCACGAAGCGAATTCCTTGCGGTATTAGGCGACCAGAAAAAGGGTAATAACTTGGAAGCACCGGAAAGCCTGTTACGTCAGATTGTCCGGGAGGAATCAGGAAAAGGACAGGGAGATGGAAATACCTACAATGTTACAGTTAATGCATCTGGCAGAAAATTGTTAGATATTATTATCAGTGAAGCTGAAATGAGAAGAAATCGGAATGGGAAAAACCCATTTGAGTTAGCGTAAGGAGAAGAATATGCCGCAGGAACAATTTAAAATAGACAACGTTGTTATAAGAGCACCGGATAGTTACAAACCGGTGCTCGCAACCACTTCTACAGAAGACTCTAAAAGAAGTCAGGATTTGATTATGCACAATACGCCAATGGGGACCATAAGTGGGTATGACATGCAATGGGGCGAGCTTACATGGGCTGAAATAGCAACCATACTAAATACTGTACTTAACAAAAGTCAATTCACATTCCACCATAAAGACCCAACTGTTCCGGGAAGATGGATAGACAGAACATTCTACGCATCAAATTTCAACATGGCTGCGCAAACTCTGAAAGATGGGGAAGAAAAGTGGACAGATTTGTCTATCAATGTAAGGAGGATTGAGCCGATTTGATAAATGTATCTACTCAGTTAAAGAAAGAATCACTTACAAACAGAAATTATTACGTGACAGCAAATGTTACATTGTCAAATGGCACAACTCTTAAGCTAGGCAAAAAAGACTTTTATCTGTCTGGAAATAATCTCGTAGATTCAGCAGACTCCGGGGACTTTCCGGTGGGTGTGGCAATCGCAAAAACGGCAAGCTTATCATTAGTAAACGATGATGGACGCTTTGACGGATATAATTTTAACGCTGCAAGGTTTGTTATCTTTCTCAATGTGCAGTTATCCAACAGGATAGAAACCATAAAGAGAGGTACTTACATTGTATCGAAAAAGCCCGCAACAGCAAGCGAAATAAGTCTTTCTCTCTTAGATAAAATGCATAACGCTGATAAGGCATATGATTCTAATCTGTCTTTTCCTTGTACGGTCAAGGAACTGCTCTCGGAATGCTGTCAGCAATGTGGAATCACTCTTGGAGATGCAATGTTTCCAAATGCGGATTTTCAGATTCAGAAAGTGCCATCTAATGCGACATATCGTACAGTAATCGGAATGTGTGCCGGGATAGCCGGTGGAAATGCAAGAATCGACGAAAATGACTTACTCAGGATTATTACGTTTGATAAGACATTTACCAATACGACTATTTACGATGGTGGAGCAGTAAAGAACTGGACAAATGGTGATGATCTGGATGGAGGTACGCTTAATCCATGGACAATGGGGACTGTGATTGATGGTGGTACGTTAAGCAATAACGATTATCACGCGTTATTTTCAATTCAGAATCTACAATATGATGTAGACGATGTTATTGTAACAGGTGTCAAATATGTAGAAGATGAGACCGAATATATGTCAGGCCAGGACGGCTATGTAATCACTATTGATAATCAGCTATTGTCAGGAAATGCACAGGCAGGAGTCGAAGCTATTGGAAATCAATTAATCGGTTTGCGAATGCGTCCTTTCTCATGTGACGGAATTGCCAACGGATACGCCACTTTCGGCGATCCGGTCGAATTTATTGATACAAAGAATCGTGTTTTTAGATCATTTGTAACTAATGTAGAATTTGTGTTCGGTGGCTCAACATCATGGAGCTGTAGTGCAAAGAGTGCCGAAGAAGATGTAAGTGAGTTTATTGGTGGTCAGCAAGCAGCGGTAGAGCAGTCAAAAAAAGATATAGAGAAGAAACTATCTGCCTATGACGTAAAGCTCAAACAGATGAATGAACTTGCAGCGAACACGCTGGGTTTTTTCTATACAGAGGAAGTACAAGAAGATGGTTCCGTAATTACGTACCGGCATGATAAGCCTACACTTGCTGATTCTAAAGTAATTTATAAGACAGGTGTCGATGGATTCTTTTTGTCAGTAGATGGGGGTCAGACATGGAAAGCCGGGTTTGACAGTAATGGAGATGCTGTTCTGAATATTCTTTATGCTATTGGCATCCAATCAGAATGGATTAACACAAGAGGTTTTACAGCAAAAGATAATAACGGGAATACGACATTAAAAATAGATGCCGACACAGGTGCTGTCACATTAGAGGTCGAAAACTTTACGCTAAAAAGTAGAACTATTGAACAGATCGCCAAGGATGTTGTGGATGGGGCAGTTCAAAATAATGTGACTATCCCGAACTATTATGGCACGTATGTACCAACATTGCAGAACTATCCGGCATCTGAGTGGAAAAGTGAAGAATATAAAAAACATGACGGCTCGATTTTCATGAACTTTTCTACGAGCCGGGTATATATGTTTTCTGGGACTGATGGCACTTGGCAGGAACTGGACGCTGAAAAAATTGTCAATTTTGAAAGAGTTTTTAACGCTTTAACGGATAACGGTAAGCAAGAGGGAATTTATATGCAGAACGGACATCTGTATATAAACGCTTCTTATATTAAATCAGGTCAGATTTCAGCTGATTTGATTAATCTGAAGAACATCAACGTTACAAACAGTTCTGGAACGTCAACATTTGCGATTGATAACTACGGAAATGTTACGCTCAGACCTAATACATTTGCGTTAACAAACGGCGACACAATATATAGTGTTGCTGAAAATAAAGCTTCGACAGCATTATCGAATGCGAATCGCTATACAGACAATGCACTTAGCAACCTCGACATAGGAAAAATGTCTAAACAAGAGATTATTAATGTGCTAAGCGATAACAGCAGCAATAAAGGTCTGTATCTATCAAATGGCAATGTGTACATGAATGCCGATTATATTAACACAGGTGAATTAGCAGGATGGAAAGTCGGAATTAAAAAGCTTTCAGCAAGTGGCGCGTATGGAGAAGTAACGCTAGATGCTTCAACTGGAGAGATCTATTCAGAGACGAACACAGGAGCATATGTGCCGGGGTACGGGACGTTGTATGGAACACGAATTAGAGGAATCAATCTTTATACAGGAACCGTACACGCAAGTTCGGTCTCGGTTAATACCAGTGTTTCTGCTGGCAGTGTTTCTGCGGACAGTATTTCGGCATCAAAAAAAGTTAAAGCAGGCACGCACGTAGAAGCCAGTGGTCATTTCTATAGCATCGGAACGGGGACAGACCTTGCGGATTTAAGTGTCCGAGGGACAAAGAAGAGGATTTTTCCAACAAAAAACTATGGTACACAGGCGTTTTATTGCTACGAAATGGCATCCCCCATGTTTGGAGACATCGGAGAAGCATCCATATCAGAAGACGGCACATGTCTGATAGACATAGATGACATATTCCAAGAATCTACTAATGTAAGGATTGAATATTATGTGTTCTTGCAAAAGGAAGGAGATGGAGATTGTTGGGTAGACCAAAAAGAACAGACATATTTCACTGTAAAAGGTACTCCGGGGCTTAAATTTGCATTTGAAGTCAAAGCGCGTCAAGCTGACTATGAACACATGCGTTTTGCTGATGCAAGTGAAACAGCTTACGATAGGGCAATAGACACAGACATGCCAGAGCCAGACTACAGTAAAAGCCTTGAAATATCAGAACCCGATTACGAAAAAGAGCTTCTTAATAACAGGAAAAAAATTATTGACGAAATGGAGGAAATATCATGAAAAAAATTCTTACAAGTTTTATGAATCTCAGCACTGGAGAAGGAAGTCGCATTGCTTACACCTATTCAGAAGTAGACGAAAGCACAGGAAGTATCATCAGTCAGAATAATAAAGGTAATTTCCTTGTAATGGATGACAATGTACAGAAAAATCTTGATTCCGTAAAGGATTACATAAAAAATAATTTCCTTTCATAAGGAGGTAAGTCTAATATGGCCAATACATATACAATACAATTCCGGCGCGGTATGTACGCTGATTTTGATACATCGAAAATTCGTCCTGGAGAGCCCGTTGCGATTCTTGGCAATGACCCTTCTGTTCCATCTGGCAAAGCCTTATACATTGCATTTGCGGCTAATGATGTAAGACGATTGTGTTCCATTGAGGATATTTCAGAGATGGTCAATGCCGGAGAATTTGTTGGCCCGCAGGGTCCAAAAGGCGAAAAAGGAGATAAAGGAGAGAAAGGCGCAGAGGGTCCTGCTGGCCCGCAGGGTCCAAGGGGTGAAAAAGGAGATAAAGGTGATCCGGGAGAAAAGGGTGCGGATGGCACCGTAGCATTTGAATCGCTGACACCCGAGCAGAAAGAATCACTAAGGGGTATCTCTATCACAGCGGTCAGTATCGACACAGATGGAAATTTGACAATAACATTTTCAGATGGTGATAGTGAAAATGTTGGTAATATTATAGGGCCTCAAGGTCCGCAGGGACCACAAGGTGAAAAAGGAGATGTTGGTCCACAAGGTCCACAAGGCCCACAAGGAGAAAAGGGTGAACAAGGAAATGATGGAACATCTCTTAATATCCTTGGTACAAAAGAATCTGAGGCAGACCTCCCTTTAAGCGCAGAGAAGAACGACGCGTATTTAATAAATGGAGAAATGTGGGTTTTTAACGGCACAAATTGGAACAATGCTGGCAGGATTCAAGGGCCTCAAGGTCCGCAGGGACCAGTTGGTCCGCAAGGGCCAAAGGGCGACCCGGGACCGCAGGGCATAAAAGGAGACCCCGGAGAAAAAGGAGAGCAGGGAATACAGGGTCTAAAAGGCGATACTGGGCTGCAAGGTCCACAGGGACCAGTTGGTCCAAAAGGCGAGCAAGGCGATGCTGGCGTGCGAGGAATCACCTTTACTCCTGTTGTAGACAGCAGAGGAAATATAAGTTGGAGTAATGACGGGGGACTTGAAAACCCCCAGACAGTAAATATTACCGGACCGCAAGGCGATACGGGCGCAAAAGGAGATACTGGGCCGCGAGGAGAAAAGGGAGAGGCTGGGGATGCCGGGCCTAAAGGAGACAAGGGCACTACATTCGTCCCAAGTGTGGACACCGATGGAAATATAAGCTGGAGCAACACAGATGGAATCACCAATCCCGAAACAGTCAACATAAAAGGGCCAAAAGGAGACAGGGGAAGTGATGCGACTGTCCCGATTGCTACAACTGAAACTCTTGGCAAGGTTAAGCCCGACGGTAAGACAACATTCATAGACGAAGACGGAACACTCCACGCAAAAGGCGGAGGCGTGACCGTTACCCCTAAACCCGTAAACAACCCAACAATTGAAAATGCAAACACATCTGTCACAATTAAATGGCAAGACCCTGAAAACACGGTAATCAGTGGCTCAACATTTTCTACATGGGCTGGCACAAAACTTGTAATGAAAGAAACGGGCTATCCTGCAAATCCAGATGACGGAACGCTTGTGGTTGATAATACGGTTCGAGATAAATACAAAACCACAGGCTATACAGTCACAGGGTTAACAAGCGACAAACAATATTACTTCGTGCTGTTCCCATACAACACTGATGGCGTATACAACTACGATACAGGAAACAGACTTCTCGGTGAACCAGGGGAATTGAAGATTGTCACATTCGCTGACGGAACGGATGCTGAAATAGCAAGGATGATTAAAGCGCACTACGCAGGTAAAATCAATATTGGCGAATATTGGGCGGTTGGTGACAAGAGAACCATCCATCACAATACTATGGATGCAACAGGCGTGAGTGAGTCACACAAAGCAAATGATTATGCTTATGTGATCATCGGAATTGAACATGACGACTTGGTAACTGCTATCAATGGCAAGGCCAAAGCCGCTATTACAATTCAGACGGAACGCCTGCTGTATTTAGACACTACGACAGAATATAACAATTCTCTCGATGCATCTCATGAATGTGGTTATATGAATAGCTCAGATATGAATAGCGGCGGTTGGGAAGGTTGTGAAAGACGTACATGGTGTAATAATGTGTACAAGAAATGTTTACCTGCTTATGTCCAAAGCATGATGAAACAGGTTAAAAAGCTGACATCCTATACGGGTCAGAGTAGTACAATCAAGACTTCAAACGATTATGTGTTCTTACTATCTGAAATCGAAATTTTTGGTGACTTTCCATATTCTTTTAGAGGTGAAGGAACACAGTATCAATACTTTAAGAATGCGATCGCAAACAGGTATAAAAGCCCACGAACTAGCAATTCTTATGCGTCTGGGACTTGGTGGGAGCGTTCGCCTCGCCACAGTGACAATGAGTCCTTCTGTGTTGTGAATGCGACAGGGAATGCGAACATCGCCGATGCCAGTCAAGAAAGGAGCCTCGCCCCTTGCTTATGTTTCTAAAATCCTAGTAAATTAATGAATTATTTATAGCTGAATGGCTAAGAACAGGAGGTGCATATGGATAAAAAGGAAATTGCAAATATTTATAAAGCAATTAATAGAGTTTCAAACAGACTGAATGAAATGTCTGAAAAACTTGACTTGGTGATGCAAATGCTTAATGCGGAATCTAATCGTAAAATTCTAATTAATGGTGATGGTATTGACGGTCTGGCTGAACTTGTATCAACGCATGATTCGGCACTTGATGAACTGGCTACTTTAGTTGCAGGCATTGGAGGTGGAAACAATGGTTAAATTTTTCGAAGAACGAGTAATCAATGGGCTGAAAAAATGGACAGATGTTCCTGAGCTGTGGAATGCAAAGGTGATTGAAAAGTTGAAAAAAGATGACTATGTGCTGAATGAGGATGGGACGGTAGAAAGAGCAGGTTCACTACAGTAAACGTTATGCACGCAGGAAAAATTTGAGAGGATTTTTGTATGACAAATAATCAAAAAGTAGTTCTCAGGAAAATTATTTATGCGGTCGAAACTGGCGAACAGGTTTACGGACAGCAGGATTATTCGGACTTCACGGAAGCCTACACCAATTCTTCTGAAGAACACGCAATCACAATCGGGGCGGGACAGTGGTACGGAATCGAAGCTAAAACACTTCTGGAACGAATTTACGATGCCGACCCGGAACAGTGGAAGAAGATAGACAAGGTCAGACTTTTGGAACAGGTCCAGACCGCAAACTGGGAATGTTTTAATATTTCCAGGGTATCACAGCTCGCAGACACTATAGTTGCTCTTATCTCGTCCGATTTAGGCGTTAAATGCCAAGATAGCCTTATGGATGAACAGTTATCCACCTATGCAGACGAAACCCTTAAGCAGGGCGTTACAGACGCCAGAGCGCAAGCTATGTGCGTGAACTTTAGACACCAAGGCGGACAGGGAGCAGTAACGAGGATTTTAGCAAAGACTCAGAAGCCATATACGCTTGATAATCTCTATGCAGCCTGCCAGACGGACACAGGGAATCAGGTGGGAGCATATAAGGACAGACAGAGATTTGTTTATAATGCGTTGAAAACATATTTCCCGGAAAGTGAGGAGACAGACATGAAAGCAATTGATAAATTAATCCAGATCGCAAAGAATGAAACCGGATATCTTGAAAAGGCAAGCAATAGTCAGCTTGATAGTAAGACAGCAAATGTCGGAGAAAATAATTATACGAAATACTGGCGAGATATTAAACCGGATTATCAAAGGCAGCCATGGTGCGCTGCATTCGTGAGTTGGTGCTTCATGAAAGCATTCGGCTTAGACACAGCGAAGAAACTTTTGAAGCACTGGCCATACGTTTACTGTCCGACAATGGCGGATTTGTTTACCCTGAACAGCAATCCGAAGATTGGAGATATTGTTATTTTTTATCGAAATGGCACATTTACACATACCGGAATCGTAACAAAGGTATCAGGAGATCGATTCTGGACAGTCGAAGGAAACACTTCTGGTGGCTCTACAATTATCGCAAATGGTGGTGGCGTATGTCAGAAAAGTTACTACAACAGCAACCTTCCCGGAACAAAATTCTGTACTCCAAATTACAGTTTAGTTAAAAATACAACGTCAGTTTCAGACTCAGATACAACCAAAAAGCAGAACACCAGAGCCTATATTGCACAGATCAAAAAGGACACAAAATGCTATACAAAATCAAACAAAAACAGCCCGTCAAAGCTGTTTCCAAAACTGAAAAAAGGTGCAGTTGTAGAGGTGATGAAGTACACAGAAACTGACAGTTCAGGGCTGAAATGGTATTTTATCCGCATCCCGCATCCGGCAGAAGGGTTTGTTTTTGAATTTGTTCCAAAAGGAGCATTCACCAGAATCACAGAAATTTCTAAATGATTTTCCCGGGGAATTACCCCGGGAGTTTTATCTTTAAACATATTTTGTATCATTTCGGAAGTTTTAGACTGTTATCGTTAGTCACACGTTAGTCACAAATAAAAATATTGTTTCCTAATATAATAGCGCCAAAAACACTGTATTTACGGGCATTTGCGCAATTTTCTAAATTCTATTTGTTAGTCACAATCAATAAAATTAGAATAATGAAAATGAAATGTGGGAAATCCTTGCAAAATCGCTAGAAACGTTGATTTTAATAGGGTTTCCGGCATTTCGATAATGATATTTCGGTTGTTTTAGAAAGATTAAAATGGGTTCCGTTAGTCACAGTTAGTCACAAATGGAACTTTTATCTTTTCTATTTCTGTCCGTAGTTCTTCCAGTGTCCTGTGACCATATACCGCATTTGTAACATCTCCACCAAAGGAGTGGCCGAGCATTCGTTTTCGGTCATTCTCCCGGACACCGTATTTTTCGCACAGTGCAGAAAAGGTGTGTCGGCAGTCGTGCGGCGTGTGTTTCGGATTGCCGACTATTTTTAATCGTTCCAGTGTAGGATAGAACAATGCTTTTCTATGGTGTTGCTGAGTATATACACATAATTTTCCATCTTGTGCCAGTACTTTCTGTTCGACAAAATGATATACGGCAGGATGTATCGGGACGATTCTGTTTTTACCCGCTTTTGTTTTGATTCCACCTTGAAAGTATTTCTCTTCCAGGTTGGTTGTAAGTTTTAACACTTCGCCAATTCGCCAGCCGGAATAGCACATAATAAGAATGAGCTGCACTTCTGGATCGTTGGCATTATCCCATAAAGTTTGTAGTTCCTGATCAGAAAATGGCGTTCCATGTTCGGTGTCGTTATCAGCGTTGACATGGACATATAATGCCTTATTTTCCGTTACAATTTCTGAGTAAACTGCATATTTGTACATCTGCTTGAACAGAGTCAAAATAGCCATCTGGCTTTGCTTTTTCAGCTTACAATCATCAATAACCTTTTGCATATCAGGAGCCTTTAAATCTTCGAATATGCGATTGTGCAGAACAGTACAGTTCGTATAAGCTGTCCGGTATGCTTCCTTTGAGCTGTACGACAGTTTTGTCCCCTCTGGGAACTTCCACGTATAAAACTGTTCATATACATCTGAGAACGTCATTTTTTTGATTTCCGGGTGTTTTCCTTCAACTCCCTTAATTGTATTGTAGTCGGCAATCAAACGGCTTATAAGAGTATCTATGTCCGTTGCAGGAGATACCTCAAGAGTCCGTTCCATGCCGGGTTGATACGTGCCGGCTTTGTATGCTGTCAGGACAGTGAAACCTTTTATCCAGTCATCTACATAGCAGATCGCCGGTGGGCGTTTTAGCTTGCCAGTATCGTCCGGTGTAGCTGGTGGATGCACTGCGAAACAGTTTCTCCGGTTCTTGCCAAGATACCGAATAGAGCCGAAGTTATTCGGTAATTTTGGATATTTCTTTCTTTTCTTCGCCATTTTTATTCCTCTTTTCTTTATGTAGCTGTTTTAGGTATAAAAATAACAGCCGAACAAATTTTCTGTCTTGTTCGACTGCTCCGAAGATGATACAATATGTTTTGCCAGAATATAGCATCTCTCCGGAGATGTATAAACGCCGTCTCGGTACGCCAATACCGGGGCGGTTTTTATTTTTTATTCTATTTCTTCAATATCGACTGAATATCCGAGAACTTCTCCGACAGTTGTGCATTTTCCTTTTAGTGTGACTGTATCACCTTTTGCCATTGATGCGACTTTCGAACGCTGCTCATCATTTTTAATCTGGCATTGAACGCCGATTATCGCATATTCATCGTCAGGATAGAGGGAGATATATTTTCCAGATGAATCAATGTTCCCGAGTCTACCAGTGATTTCTAAGTACTGTCCTTTGTATTTATCAGATGCACCCATTGCATTACTGTCAAGATCAGACATCATATCATTGACCGATACGGATGTGTATTCAATTGGCGCAGGTGTATCAACTTCTTTTGCAGATTCTGTCTTTGCGGATGTGCCGGAAGAAGATGTGGTGCTTGAATCCGAATTTCCACCAACGGCACCAATAACACCAACGGCGACGACTGCTAAAACTACCCATTTAAGTTTTCCACTTTTTTTCTTGCTCATAGAATTGCTCCTCCTAATAGTTTTATTCGCCACGCTTCGCACTTTTTATGCGGATTATGTATTTTGTACCGCTGATTTTGCAATATTATGTAAAGTACGGTTATTCGTGGTATTTTTATTTTATCATTTTAAGAGCATATTGTAAAGATTTAGAACGAAATAGAGTGATTTAGATGAAAAAGAAATGTTTTAAGTGCTTTGTACTTCTATTAATAGTCTATAAGATATTATGTCTTGTATGTACCCCATAAAAGATAATTTCCAACAATAATCAGAAAGATATGCAGATAGTGCATTCGTATATGGTGTATCAGGACAATTCTGTTCAGAAGTATCCGCATACAGATGATGGCAGTGGAAAAGTCTGCAATCTCGCATTTTTATTCTGCGAAAGCATAATTCTCTTTGAGATTGTAAAGTTTGCCTATGAAATAACAAAAGTCCATGTGTATATTTGGCAGTTGCCAAGAGTCGGAATAGGTGGTATAATAGCAAAAGCGAACTAATGTTCGGTTCTATTTCCCACAGCCGGACATATACTGTAGTGTAGGTGGTAGTTGTGACAGGGAGGATTATTTATGGATTATAAGAAGGAAATTATTGAGATGATAGAGAATACTGAAAATGAGGGCAAGTTAAAATTTGTCTATACAATTCTTATCAAATATCTAAAATCAAAGAAGCAAGGGGATTAACCCTTGCTCTTTTTGTTTAGTGATGAAACTATTTGTTTTATTGCTTTCTTATCTTCTTTATCGAGTGCTTTGTATTCCTCGATAAAATCTAAGATGTCAGGTTCTGACATAAGATTTCCAATTATGATTGCATAATCGTCATCGCTTTTAGAACCCATGAGGTATGTCGGTGTTACTTCCAAAACGCCACATAGAAGCTCAATGGTGTCCATATCTGGTTTACACTTATCTTTTTCCCAGTCGCTAATTGAATTATGCTTTGCATTGATTTTTTCTGCAAGTTGCTTCTGAGTCAGCTTCTTTGCCGTTCTGGCTTGCTTGATTTTCTCGCCAAATGTCATTATCGGTTCCTCCTTTCATGATTAATAATAATATAGAAATTTCGAACTGTCAATAAAATAATTTCGATTTTCTCGAAATTTCTTCTTGACATTCGGATAGTTCGAAGTTATACTGTAATTGTTCGATGAGAACGAAATTCAAACAGAAAGGAGAAATGAGAATGTGCGTTGGTAAAAAAATTAAGTCATACCTTGAGAACAACGGCATAACACAGACATTTGTCGCCAATAAAACTGGCATTCCTGTTCAGAAACTCAATCTTTCTCTCAATGGAAATCGCAGATTAGATTTCGATGAATACGAATTAATTTGCGGGGCGTTATCTGTTGGGACTGACAAGTTTCTTGAACCGAAAATTCCAGAGCAGAAAGGAGAATAAATGGACGCATTACAATTTAATAAAGCCGTCAGTCAACACTGCAAAGAATCTGGTGGAGACTGTTGCAAATGTGACCTTCGGCTTTACTGTTATCTATCGCCAAGTGAGCGACCAGATGAGTTAGTGAGTCTGGTTATTGATTTTTTGCATAACCACATTGAAAATCATGGTCATTATACCCATCACAGTGCGGCTTCATTTCCGTGTATTGATGATATGGACATGAGCACCGCAGTAGGCGGCGACCGTTATCAGAAACCTCATACTCTTCATAAACAGTCACATGCTTATGAATCTTGTGGCAATGATACATCCGTGTAATTGTTTCAACCATATAATTCCCCTTTCGTTATACTCAGCATGTCGGTGCCTGTAAATGCATTATAGGTAGAGGGGAAAGGAAATACAATAGGTTGATGGGAAGACGAAAGATTTTTCTAAAAAAAATAAGAAAGGAGTATGAAATGAGCGAGGTTGATACTTACATCAAAGAAAATGCAGAAGTCCATCAGTTCGCTGCAGAGGTTGCGAGAATCATATCAGGCATTCCACAGATGCCAGAGTTCTCGTCAGAGAATATGACTGTAGCCGACGCGAGTCAACTGATCGGACTTCCTATTACAGCAATCCGGGCAGGGATTGTGTATGGATGGTTGCCGATTGGCGTGGCTGTGCAGAATAACAAGCCAGCAAAAAGCCTTTCCGGTGGACGAATCACATACATCATAAGCCCTAGGAAAGTCTATGAAGTAACTGGTCATGTCTGGAAAGGCAAAGAGGCTCTCAATAAGTGAGTGCCCCGGAGGGAGCCGAAACCTCCACCCCGGAGCTTTGCACCACTAAAACACCTTAGTGGATAGATACATTATAGTTCTCTATCTGCTAATTGTAAAGACAAATAAGAAAAAATAAGGAGAAATTAGTAAGATATGAGTGAAATTAGAAACGAAAATCAGCCAACATGGGCTGACACCGAAGTAGCACTTGCGACTGAAATTGTCGAAGAAAGCAAGAAGAAGTCAAAAAGATGGTTCACAGCATGGATTGTAACAGCCGCCGCACTGGTAGCGAGCAACCTTGCGTGGATTCTGGGAGAAATGAAATGAAAGAATATATGCTAATTGCTGTTTGTATGCTTGCCGGGAAATATGTGGATATACCTATCTGGCTGAACATCTTTTTCGGTATCTCGGCAGCATGGGCAGTACGCCAGATGGAAGCAGACTGGCAGTAGGAAATAAGGAGGATAAGAAGATGTTCGAGAAAGAGATTGATGAAATTTACGAACTCTGTAAAAGAGTTGTGAACGAAGTTCCGACAGCTAGTATTACGTTTGATTATTCAAGCTACGGTCTGAACGTAAGGGGAATTAAAAGAAAAGAAGACGTTGACCTTCCCGACGGCGAATTCGAGTGGGATTTGTACCAAAACGTATCTTTTAACCCATTTTATGAGAAAGAAAGTCGTGAAAGTCTCAGAATAATCAAAGCTTTCTTGTTGGAACTTCTGATAGATGGGAAGTGTCCAAATGAGTAAACAGATAGCGATTATGAAACTTCTTCCCAGTCTGGAGATAGCAGGATGTATCAACGAGCTGCTCAGAGAGCTTCAGTCCAGAGGTGATTACATTCTGGATTATGAAAACTGTGATATGTCTCTGGATCATGTGGAATACCACAAAGCCGAAGATATTGATGGAGAGAAGTTCGGAGATGCTTCAGACAACCTGTACTGTTTTTTCAAGGCGGTGTGAACATGGATGAGAGAATTAATGAAGTTCTGAGATTGATTGATATACAGCTTGCCACAGTCCCGGATAACCCCATTGAAGAATCATACAAGGCAAGAATGCTAGCAAACTATGTACAGGCTCTAAATGGGCTTTTAACGGCTCAGAAATCGTATAAGGAGGAAACGAATGAGTGAATTTGAAATCCGTATTCCGGCAAGAAAGAAACAACTGGTAACCGGAAAAGACAATCAGGCTGTAAAGGTTTCATCAGACGCATACAACGCACTGGTCGAAATCTATAACGAATCAACCTTATCAATGAAAGATATTGCAAGTTTGCTGATTATCGAGGGCAGTAAACATGTAGTTTATGACAAGGAGGAATAGCAATGGCAACACCCGTATTAATTATTGGAAAATCTGGTTCTGGCAAGAGTACCAGTCTTAGGAACTGCCAGAATGAACACTGGAATCTTATTAGAGTATTGAATAAACCGCTTCCGTTTAAAGGAAAGATTGACGGATGGTTTACAGATGATTACCAGCAGGTAATGAAGTGCCTGATCGCATCAAAAGCAGAGTCTATCGTAATTGATGATGCAGGGTATCTTATCACGAATCATTTTATGAAGGGACACGCTTCTGCTGGAAAAGGCAATGCAGTGTTCGCTCTGTACAATGATATTGGAGACTATTTCTGGAATCTTATCCAGTTCATTGTAACAAAAGTACCGCAGAATAAAATTGTTTACCTTATGATGCATGAGGAAAAAGATGACTCCGGGGAAGTAAAGCCTAAGACAATTGGTAAGCTTCTGGACGAAAAAGTTTGCATCGAGGGCATGTTTACCATCGTTCTTCGATGCATCGAAGAGAGTGGAAAGCACTTATTTGTCACTCAGTCCAGTCAGGGAGCGGTAAGTAAGTCCCCGATCGGGATGTTTGACAGCTTAACTATTGATAACGACCTTGCAGAAGTTGACAAGGTTATTAGAGATTACTACGAATTAGGAAAAGGAGAGAATAAAGATGAATAAACCAACAGCGTATGATACTACACAGGCAGCAGGAGAATTTGAACCAATTAAGCTTGGTGGTCATAAGATGGTAATTAAGCAGATATCAGAGAAAAAAACACAGGGTGGACTCGATATGCTCGTTATCTTGTTTGATTTCGCAGAAGGAGACGAACAGGCCGGCTATTTCATGAAACAGTTTGAGAACGATATCCGTCCAGACAAGAAATATCCGAATGCAGGTACTAATTACATGGTTATTGATGAGGGTGTAGATTATGGTGTCCGTAACCTTAAAACATTTATCACATGCGTAGAAAAATCAAATCCGGGATTTGCCGTTAAGTGGGGCGATAACTTCGGGCAGCAGTTTAAAGGAAAGCTGATCGGTGGAATCTTCCGTCTTGAAAAAGACTGGTACGATAACAAAGAAGTAAAACGTCACAAGCTTGCATGGTTCCGAAGTATTGAGGGAATTAAGGATGCAGATATCCCAGAAGAGCGTACCACAAAAGCCTATGACGATTATCTGAAAGAAGAAGCTATCATGGGAGCGAATCCAGCTGGTCCAGATGGATTTATGAATATCCCAGATGGAATTGATGAAGAACTTCCATTTAATTAAAAGGAATTTAGAATATGAATTATTCAGTATATGTTCATGTTTTCCCAAATGGAAAATTGTATATTGGAGCAACAAGACAAGAACCTAAAAAAAGATGGCGCGGTGGTGGAGGATATCGCAACCAAAAAGCAATGCATGAAGCGATATTAAAATATGGTTGGGATAATATAAAGCACATAGTTTTAATATCAAATCTAAAAGAAGATATGGCTATGGAAATCGAAAAAGCGTTGATAGAAAAATATAGTACGCAAGATACTCTGTATGGATATAACACAAAAGACGGAGGACAGCATTTTGGAGAACATTCCGAACAATTTTTAAGCAATTTAAAAGAAAGAATGTCAGGTAACGCATATTGTGCTGGAAGAAAACTTTCGGAAAGTCATATTGAAGCATTAAGGCAATCAAATCTTGGTACACATAGACCAAGTAAACATAAAGGCGATAAAATTCACACAAAAGAAACCAGAGAATTATTTTCAAAAAATATGAAAGAACGTTGGAAAAATCCAGAATCAAGAAAAATTTACATGAATGCAGCGAAGCAAAGAAATATGTGTGGAAAAAACAATCCTATGTTCGGAAAACATCATTCAGAAGAATCAAAGCGGAAAATAAGTCAAAAGGTAGCAGGAAGAAAACTTTCAGAAGAGAGAATAAAAAGAATGTCGGATATAGCATTAAAGCGTTCAGTTATACAGATGGATTTGAATGGAACAGAATTGAATAAATTTAATTCGGTTAAAGAAGCAGCAGAATCCGTTGGCGCTTTTCCACAAAATATTGGAAGTGTTTGTTCTGGAAAACAGAAATCATGTAAAGGATTTTTATGGAGGTATGAAGATGATAATTCTGGAAGATACCAGACAGCAGATAAAGAAACATAAATTAAAACATGAGTATTTTGAACAGCATGGAATAGTAGTTAAACGAACAAAACTTTGGGTAGGGGATTACACCTTGCCAACTGACCAAAGCATCTGTATAGACACAAAATTTTCACTTCAAGAGCTTATAAGTGATGTCTGCCAGCAACACGAAAGATTCAAGGCAGAACTTATCAGGGCACGTGAAGCCGGTATTCAGCTGATTATCCTATGCGAACACGGGCCAGATATCAAATCAGTTGGTGATGTGTATTTTTGGGAGAACCCAAGAAAACACAAAGTCATCTGGAAGACGGTAAACGGTAAGAGAGTAAAGACTGTAATTTCTGATAAGGCTGTTGATGGCTGCCAGTTATATAAATCTCTCTGCACAATCAGGGATAGATACGGAGTTCGATTTGAATTCTGTGCAAAAGAAGAAACCGGGCGGCGGATTGTGGAGCTGCTGTCATGACTAAGGAAGAAATCAAACAGTCGGTAAAAATGTCAGAAATTCTCTCCAGGTACGGGCTAAGGCCGAATAGAGCAGGATTTATATGTTGCCCTTTTCACAAAGAAAAGTCAGCATCCTGCAAAATCTACGATGATTCCTTTTACTGTTTTGGCTGCGGAACCGGTGGCGATGTGTTTGATTTCGTAATGCAATACGAATCCGTTCCTTTTAGCACTGCATTTATCGAGCTGGGCGGTACTTATATCTCTAAAAAAGGTAAAAGTCGCAACCAGATCAGACATGAAATGCGGGATATTAAAACGAAAAAGTACAATCCCGTTCAGGTCCCAAACGAGCTTGAGCAGGTAGAAAAGAACATACTTATGTACGAAACAGCACTAAAAACGTTCCCTCCTGATTCAGAAGAGTGGTATATGTGCCAGTTTAATCTTGAGAAAGAAAAAAGCAGATACGAAATGTTATCAGCTAAGTCAGGAGGTGAGAAAAATTCTTGAAAACATTGAAAATTTACAAGCGCAAGACTTTATGGAAAAGCAGCTGTATGAAGAACTTTTTTCTGTAAAAAGTAAAATTGACCGTTCAGAAATCAAGTTTAAGCTGATGGACCGGGCAAAAAGTGTGAAAGCGAAGCATATAGTAGAAGAATTCATAAAGGAATTCCAGAAAGCAGAACAGGAAAAGGAAAAAGAAGAAAAAGCAAATCGTTCTATGCAGTTAGTTGAAAACATCACAAACTTTTATCCTGATTCTGTTGATAAGGAATATCCTAACATGGCTTGTGGTAGCTGGATAGCTACAGAGAACGGAATATTTTCCTCTGAAACATCTAAGGCAAGAGAACTTGTATGTCACCACCCAATCATGCCGATACGTCGGCTAAAAAACATCGAGACAGGAGAGGAACAGATCACGGTGGCTTTTAAAAGGGATGGATATTGGACAGAAATAACTGTTCCAAAAATTGACATTGTGACTTCCAGGGCAATAACTAATCTTGCAAGGTTCGGGGTGCAGGTCAACTCAGAGAATGCAAGGCTTCTCGTAAAGTATCTGGCGGATGTTGAAATGTACAATGCCGATATGATCGACATACAGCACTCTACAAGCAAGTTGGGGTGGCATGGCAATGTATTTGTCCCTTACGACCTTTCAATTGTTTTTGATGGCGAATACCGCTTTAAAACACTATTCCAAAGCATACAGGAAAATGGAGATTACTTCAAATGGGTGACTCTAGCTAAACAGCTGCGGTCGTGCGGACGATTAGAACCACGAATAGCACTGGCAGCATCTTTTGCAAGTGTCCTTATACAGCCACTTGATGTGCTGCCGTTCATCGTGGACTTCTACGGACAGACAGGCGGTGGAAAGACAGTAACAATCAATATAGCTGCTTCTGTTTGGGGAAATCCTGCGCCGGGAGCTTACGTTGGGAATTTTCGTTCAACAGATACATCATTGGAGACAAGGGCAGATATGCTCAATAACTTTCCGATGATTCTGGACGACTCGAAGAATGCTTCTCAGTATATCCGGGATAACTACGAAACATTGATTTACAATCTCTGTTCTGGCAAAGGAAAAGCACGTTCAAATAAGGACCTCGGAGCAGCTAAGGAAAATACATGGAGTAATGTGACTATTTGCAACGGTGAGAACCCTATTTCGGAATTTGCAGATTCCGGCGGAGCTATCAACAGAATTATTGAAATTGAATGTTGTGAGGATATTTACGAGAATCCAGCAGAGATTAACGGCATTGTCGTGAAGAACTACGGCTTTGCTGGAAGAGTGTTCGTTGGAAATCTCAAACAGTTCACATCGGATGATCTGAAAGAAATGAAAGCCGAAATTGAGAAAGGTTTTGACGGATATGACTTTCCAGCAAAGCAGGTAATGGCAATATCTACACTTCTGCTGGCTGACAAATTAGCTACAGATTTCATATTTAAGGATGGACGTGAGCTGACGGTCGAGGACGTTGTAGACATACCTACACGCAAGAAAGATGTATCAGAAGGTCAGAGATGCTATGAATTCATTCTTGAAAGTCTTTCCGTGTACGGACAGCACTTTGATGCGCAATTTAGCTGTGATCAGTGGGGATTCAAGGAAACGCCAGATGAATATGGAGATGTATATGTATATTTTTATCCGAAACCTCTTGAAAACCTTTTGAAGAACAATGGATTCTCCAGAAAAGCCTTTTCGGCCTGGGCGATTAATCGAGAGTTAATCAAGCACACAGGAAAAAGAGATACGGTACTAAAAAGAGACGGTGGAAGTGTAATGAGGCTTATTGCGGTAAAGATTGTTGATATAAAAAGTCTTGAAAACGAGCAAGAAAATGAGGTTATTGAAACTGGTTTTCTGCCAGCTGATGCCGAAACAAATGTTCCGTTTTCGTAATTTGTAACCATGTAACCGTTGTAACACGAAAAAAAACATCCTATAGGAGAAAGTTTGAGAGTGTATAAAAAACATATACTCTAGTGATTCTCCTATATGAAAACCTTGGTTACATTGGTTACACGGTTACATACCTCTGAAACCCGCATAAAATAAGGGTTTTTGGCGTAACCAATAGGTCGAAAAAGTCGGTTACACGTTGGTTACAAAATTAAAAAGCATATACAATTAGATTTATTATAGCAAAATTAATTGAATATTACAAAAATATTTAGTTGACATAATTATTACAAGGAGTGGTTACAAAATGAAAAAAGACGATCTCAATAAAAAGCAAAGATATGCATTAGATACAATGCTGTCTGGCAGTAATGTTTTTCTGACAGGTGACGCAGGAACAGGCAAGACAACGGTTATCCAAACGTTCATCGATGAGGCGGAAAAAGCTGGTAAAAATATTCTGGTATCCGCCACTACTGGAATTGCAGCGGATAATATCGGATATGGGGCAACTACCGTACACCGAGCATTGAATATTTCAATTAAATTTGAGGACTATAAGAAAAAGGTGAAATCCAGAGCTGAACTTCTGAAAGAAGCAGATGTTCTTATCATTGATGAAATCAGCATGTGCCGGTTCGATTTGTTCAATATGATTGCAAAGACGATCATCACGGAGAATGAAGAGAGAGCAGTTGACAGACTTCTGATCGGAGAGGACAAAGAAGACATTCAGTTAATCGTGATAGGTGATTTCTACCAGCTTCCGCCAGTTATTACGACAGACGATCGAAAAATTCTCTGTCGGATGTATGGATCTGATTATAGAAAGGGTGGAAAGTATGAACATGGATATGCTTTCATGTCTGAATACTGGAAAGAAATGGGATTTGAATATATCAAACTTGATGAGGTATGCAGGCAGAATGATGAGGGATTTAAGTATGTGCTGAATGATATTAAATATGGCAACAATATTAGAAAATCCATTGCATATCTGGAGAACAACGAATCAGACAAAGTTATACCGGAAGCGCCGTTCTTGGTTGGCACTAATGCAGAAGCTGACAGAATTAACAATACTTTCCTTGGCAAGTTGGATAAAAAGACCGAAAAAGTGTTTCATGCAGCAGTTGACGGCGAGCTAACATCTGCCGATATTAAGAACATTGCATTTGCCAGAGAGGACTTAATTCTTAACATCGGTGCAAAAGTGATGATTACAGTCAATGATTTGTCTGGAAACTACGTTAATGGAACGATTGGCATCATTCAGAAAATTGTGGAAAACGGAGAATTTGAAGAATCTTATCTGGTTATCAAAACTGATAAGGGCAAAACAGTTAGCTTATATAGATACAATAAAGACATTGAGAAACAGGTTATTGAGGAATCCGAACAAGAAAAGGATGGTCGGAAGATCGTGAAAGAGAAGATTGTCCGTAAGAAAGTAGGCTCTTTCTCTCAGTTCCCGGTAAAACTTGCCTGGGCAATCAGCATTCATAAATCACAGGGACAGACATTTGAAAAAATCAACATTGACCCTTGCTGTTGGGATCCTGGACAGTTCTATGTGGCTGTTTCCCGGGCTAAATCAGCTAACGGCATACATTTTATCAGACCGATAAAACAGAGCTATATAAAGGCGTTTAGCAAGGATAACGAGCGACTTCTTGAACAGAGTTTTGAGGTAGAAGAAGGTGCGTAAGTATGAGAGTGACGCATGAGCAGATACCGAACACCATAAAGTTTTTACAGATTGACTTTCCGGCACTGGTCCTCCAGACTGCCGGAATTGAGGCAAAAGATGAATACTGGCAGCAGGTAGTTGAACAGATCCATGTTGTATCTGAAAAATATAACAAAAATGGATTTGTAGATCACATGCTTGTTGCTTATTCGAATTATCTTTCCAAGATGTTTAATAAGGCAAAAGAATTGGAAAAGGAGAATCAAAATGCCGTACAACACAAAGAATAGATACGAACAGGGACAGGCTCTCAGGAAAGAAATTTATATGTATATCGTCAGTTATATTAAACTGGTTGGATATGCACCGTCGATTACAGAGATTTCTGAAAGGGTGAATGCCGGGAGAGCTACGGTCTGGAAGCATATCAATAATCTGGTTGATGATGGTTTGCTCAAGACGAACCACCCCAGTACCGACAGGGCATATACTCCAGTTGGGTACGGAATAAGAAAGATAAACAAGGAGATAAAATGAAACTTTATGACATTGTTGCAGCAGACGGTGAATTTGTAGAGACCTTGACACAAAGAGAAATCATGAATAAATTCGGACTTACAAAATGCAGATTCCGTACATTCTTGGATAACAGTTATCTGATTGATGGTAAATATTGGATAGATGACTCCGCCGAAGATATGCAGGTGACTAGAAACGGATGTCGGAAGATGTTAAAACAGTTTGATGCTTTAACAGAAAACATAAGGAGGGTTGTTGGATGGGAAGCCTAAAAATCAAGCAGAAAAAGAAAGCATTCATTCCATATACAAATAAACAATCTCATATGTTCGCACAGTCTATCCAGAACTGCCAGAAAGAGTTAAAAGAGATGGAGTTAAAAGCCTTTGATGATGGGTTCGAGGATGGAAAGAACTGGTCTGACGTGCTGAATTTTGTGATTTTGTTCTATGTAATGCACGAATTACATGGATGGGGATGGAAACGTTACATGAAGTCCGTAAAAAGAATTAATAACTACATCAATGATATCAATTCTGGAAAAACATCATTGTCTGAAATGGTTGATGATTTGGAAAAGAAGCATCACATTCAGATTTGTGATGATTATAAGGAGCTGATTGAGAGATATGGAGCGTAAAGCTGCACCGATGATTTATATACAGAATAACGGACAGGTAGCATTTGGGTAAATGAAAGTAGGACGAGAAATGAATATTAAGTTAAAAGAAATCAGCAGAGACGATTTAAAGGTAGGAGATACCGTCGGAATTGCTAGAACGGTGAATTGCGGGTGGTTATCGACGTTCCGACATAGAAAAAATATTCCGGTTAAGATTACAAGAATCACTCCAAAAAGAACCAAGATCGAAACAGATATATATGAAGAACATGGAAAAGGCGAAAAGTTTTACGAATACGATGAAAATGCCAGAAAAGAAAATGAACTTCTGGCTGAAGCTATTGGAAAAGTACTTATGAACAAAATGGTCTTTCAGATGCCAGAGGATAGCGAGGTGGAAGCATGATTACATTCTTATTAGGATTCACCCTTGGAACTATATTTGGAGTGGTTGGCCTTGTATGCGTGGCGATCATGTACGACAAACACCACCCAGACGAATAGAAAGGAGAACGGTATGCTGACAAGGAACAAAAAGCTGAAAGACTACGGTATTCCGACAGAGGACATTGAAAAACTGAATACGATGCTGAAAGACTTCCCGGCAGAGTACGGATACCTGCTTTCCGGTGCTGCCTTGTCAGCTTGCCCGAAGAACACGGTGATAGCGGATATGGTTATCGAGAATATCCTACACCGGAAAAGTTACAGGAAAATCAGCAGAGAAAGATATATCCCGATGAACCCGAAGGACTTTTACGGATACAGGCGCAAGACCGTCGCTGTACTGTATGAGAGAATGCGGTTATTGGGAGTGTGGGAGGAATAAAATATGCGGTTAATTGATGCAGATAAGTTGAAACATGTAATACATTGTGCATATTCTGATGATTTAGAGATTCTTGAAAAAATTGACGAACAGTCAACGGCTTTTGACGTAAATGAAATTGTAGAGCAATTAGAGAATTATTTATTTGAAAAATATTGCATAGAAGGAGATACAACAATTGATGAAATTATAAAAGGTGGCGGAATTAAATGAGCAGACTGATTGATGCAGACGATTTAATTGAATATATTAAAATCTGGGAAATTGGAAATAGTATTAGTTCCGACCAAAAAGAGTTTATTGACTGTATTAATAGACAACCAACAGTTTTTGATGTAGATGAAGTTGTTCAACGGTTGGAAATGTTAATCGAAAATAAAGTTTCAGAATCGGGTGACGATTGGTATACAGCTCAATGTCTGAATGAAGCAGTTGAAATTGTGAAAGGCGGTGGGAATTGAATGGGTAGATTAATAGATGCAGAAGAATTGAAAGAACGATTTTGTGAAGAAAACTGTGGCAAAAACAGATGTGTTGATCACATGGATAAATGTGCATGGATTTTATCAGTAGAAGAAAGTAAAACAGCTTTTGATGTGGACAAGGTTGTGGAGCAGTTGAAAACAAAAAAGGCAAGAACTGCTGCATTACAGAAAGCATCGGAGTATTTCGAGGGTGAAACTGATGCGTTTGAAGTTGCAATCAAAATCGTGAAGGATGGGGAGAGTTGAATGAGCAGTGCAAGTACAATATTCGGAACAAAAGCGTATGTATGTGCAAGATATTTTCTTAGGCCGGGAAAGTGCTTCAAATACATTGACCAGCACGGCAAGGACGTCACAGAACACGTTTATGAAGTCATGGCATTATATCCGTACTGTGTCCTGTTAAGGGATACTAGGAACGGAGTCAGAACCTGTCCGGGGTATAACACTTTGAGCCTGATGCTGAGAGGAAGTGAAGCGTATGAGTAAATCAGTATTAGTGATAGACGCACCAGAAAATTGCTATGATTGCCCGTTCGGAACTTCATACTGCGGTGAACTTGAATATGTGGGTTATTGTGAATTAGCTGATTGTTTAGATTATGATGTAATTCTGATGACAGAAGAACATTATGATTACGAAAGCAAATCAAGACCTGATTGGTGTCCATTGAAGCCATTACCAGAGAAAAAAGAGTATATCGTTCCAAATGACAATGTAGAATCACAAAAAGATATTATTGCGGTTGGTTGGAATGCCTGCTTAAGAGAAATTACAGAAACAAGCGATGAAAACGAGCGATAAAAAGTAAGCGATAAGAGGTGAAGTAGATGGAGAGATTAACAGAAAGAGAAAGAAATGTTGATGGTACAGGAGTTGCAAAAGAAGAAATTACGGATGGATTATTAAAACCGTTTGCGGATAAAATTCTTACGAAACTTGCTGTTTATGAAGACTTAGAAGAACAGGGATTGCTTGTGAGATTGCCGTGTCCTATTGGCACAACTGTATGGGACATATGCGGCATGGATATTCGGGAAAACGTGTTAAGTGGAATTGAATGTGGCAAAGATGGTAAACAGTTTTTGTGGGCAAACCATGATGAATGGCTCGGAGAATTAAATGATTTGGTATTCCTCACCCGTGAAGAAGCTGAGAAGAAGTTGGAGGAGATGGAGAATGACAAGGCCTGAGATTACGGCAGAATTATCAACCATGATTGAAAAGAAAATCAATCCGAACAACGATCCTCGTATCTACTGGGCAAAAGAGGTGACGTTTGATTATTCTACAAACTATGCAGTTAGAGTGGACTATATGAAATTTGTTCCAGTGAACAATAGTGTTTCCGGGATAGAAAAAGGTGATTGCTATTGCTATGAAATCAAGTCATCTATTGAAGATTTCAAATCTGGCCATGGATTGAATTTCATTGGAGATTACAATTATTTGGTTGTGCCAGGGGAATTAGCTGCAACAGTATCTTTGAAAATCCCGTATCATGTAGGAATATATGTCCCAGAAGGAAACGAACTTATATGTGCCAAGAAAGCCAAACGAGCCAACAGAGCGAGGCCTGTATCTGAAATACTTCTGATGATGTTTCGGTCTGCAAACAGAGATTACAGGAAAACGGTAAAGAAACTGGAGGAGATGAAGAAATGAATAATAAACCTACACCAGACATAACGCCAAACCTTGCTATATCAGCATACCACGTACTACAGCAATATTGTACTGGACAGCCAGCGGATTGCAAAGGCTGCGGATTCTACGAACACTGTCCAGAATGTTTTCGAGGCATGCCATGTGACTGGAGTTT